AAGTTACGTTAGCATTCCAGCCTGGTGCGTTAGATGCCAAGTTAGCATAGTAACCGATACGGACTTCGCCCGCGTCCGCATTACTTACACGGAGCATCTCGAGTCCATCACCGTAGCGTAAAATTTGGGGCGATTCGCCCAAGCTATTCAATGTCCAAGTGTTCATTTGGAGCAAGTAGCCTTTTTGCGCTTGGCAATTGCGATCCGGAAACACTTTGATCATGCTGTTTGCGCCGTTTACCATGATGCCTCTGAAAGCAATCTCAGCAGGGCCTTTCATGTCAACGTATTGAACTTTAGAACCCAAGGATTTTTCTAGTGCCGCGTAGGTAGCAAAGTTGGTGATACAAACGTCAGGTTTGCCGCCTTCTCGTGCTAGCAGGCTAGAAGAATCAATCAAAGATTCTTCGATGCTTTGAGCGGAACCATCGTAGCGAATACCAGCCAGACGAGTTACGTCTTGGCTACGGTCTACACCAAAGAAGCTATCGCCCGATGTTGGGGATGCGTCTGGAAGCCAAGCAGCAAGGCCTTTTACTTTTGCGTTCACGTCACCTTGCACGAGAAGGAAGTCAGCAGCAGCCCAACCCGATGGCGTGCCAGCTGCACCACCTAGCGCCGAGGCGGAAACAGTCACGGTGCCAAGGCTACGGTTAACAGCGATAACGTAACCTAGGGCAGCGCGTGGTGTCCCGCCATCGGTCGCGTTAGCTTGCAGCGTTTGGTTAACTTCAAACTGAACAACGTCGGCGACGTTAGACAGCTGAATTACGCCAGAGGTGATGCTGCTAATGACACCAATCGAGCCAGTACCTGAGCGGAACAAAGCAGAAGCCAAGGAGTTGGTGATCGAACGGAATGCGCCGTCTACTACCAACTTAGCGCCTTCGAGGAACGACATTTTATCGGTCCGGGAAGCGAGCATCGTTTGGTTATCAATGGTAGCTAGCGAGTAGTCAGACACGCGAGTTAAGAGGAACGATTGGATTTGAACAGGAGACTGGTTGCCTTGAGCGTTCGAGAACGTTGCCGAACGGCCTTGGGACACACCAGTGATGATTGGGACTGGTTTATACTTACCGCCGAAATCGGTCTTTTTAGGGACCAAAGCTAGGAACGGATTGTCAGCATAAACAAGGTTTTCTACTACCTGGCCGTCATATAGCTCCTTAAGAGCGGCATTCATGGCTGTAAGGTTTAAATAAGGTCCTACTGTTGGCATCGTAATGCTCCCTTTTTAGTTAATTAGAGATCAAGTGCAGCAAGCGCACGCGACATCCTATCGTTCTCCACCTTGGGTGAGACTAGGGACGGCGTTGAGCTTGTATAGTTTTGATTATTGAGAGTGCGGCGCGGCGCGGATGGATCTTGTTTCGCAATTGGTTGTTCAGCCGGTTTTTGAAAGCGTTGTCCTAGTTTTTTCGTTTGAAGCGATTTCTCAACCTGCTTTTCTAGGTACTTTTCAACTAATTCGCAGGCTTCCGGAATACTAAGAACTTTATTCGTCTTTTCAAAATAGGCTTCCACAGTATCGTATACTAAGTCACTCGAATCATACAAGTTTGTCAGTTCGTACTCATCTTTTTTGGCACTAATGAAATTGCTAATCTCGGTTTTAAATTCTGCGATCACTTGCACTTCGCGCTCAGCCGCCTGCCTTTTAGCAGCTTCCTCCCTTTCTTGGGCATCACGCTGGCGAGCACTTTCTACTTCATCAATCTTGTCCTGCAGCGCCTTAATTTGGCTTTCAGTCGAGACAGTATTGTTGTTCAGGATGAAATCGGTCAGTTCTTTATAGCTAAGCCCAGCATCCTCAAGTGCAGCCAGCGGATTAGAGCGGTAGCTGGCTTTCCTGCCTTTTACCTGTTCAATCTCGGCGCGTAGCTTTTCAACTTCACTGCGCTGACTCGCCAGAGCTTCCATTTGTGCTTTCAGCTCATGGCGCTGCTTTACAATCGCAGCTTCTTTTTTGGCCAGGAAAGCGAACCGATTGGCTCCCTCGGCGGGCTTTGACTGAGTTGCCGTTTCTTGTCCTTCTGCTAGTTCACTGACTTCCGGCGCGGCGGATTCAACCTGATTCTCAATAGTTTCCATAATTTCAAGTCCTTATGCTGCAGGCACGTTAGGCACTAATTCACTTGTCGGGGTCGGCATTGGCGCAGCTTGTGGCAAAGCTAGCTGCTGTTGAGCCATTGCTTGCTGCATTTGCATATCCTGAAGAGCCATTTGCATTAACTGATCAACTTCGCTGATGAAGTCTCGGAGCATTTGCAAGTTTTCTGCAGGAGCGCCATTAGTTTTGGCAAATGCCAAATATTGCAGTGCCAGTTCTTTTGCGAGCGGCAGATCATCGTCGGGCTCTGGATGATAAACTTTGCCATCATCCAAGATTTCTTCGATTACTTTGTGCAGCCATTCCTCGGCACTGTCGCTTAGGTCTTCTGCTTGCTCAAGGTCCGGGAAATCTAGCAGCCTTCTGCCAGCGCGTGGGCTGATAAATCCTGCCTGGATATATTCTGTAATCGTTTGTAGCTGGCCAGCTGGATCATCAGGCAAGCGAGATACCGGATAAATCTTAAGTGTGTATTCGTCGTCGCTGAGATGAATCTCTTTCCAGTCTAGTGTCTCAAGAAATTTTTTACCCGGAGCCGAAACGGGATACGATTTTTCGCGCTCAAAAATGTCTTTGACGCAATGAATTGCGAGTTTTGCAATCTCAATAAAATAGCGTTCATAACTATGACCAACAGACATAAATCTTTCGGTTTCAATGTCGTTAAACTCTCTAAGTGCTTTACCCGAATTTAGTCCGGCTGGTTTTTGCGAGTTGGCTGATAGCTGCGATATCCCCGCCTGCTCAAATGCCTGATTCTTGAGTGTTCCAAGATGTGCATAGACTTCTGGTGGAACAATCGTCGGCGTCACATACTGGGGAGGTGTTCCAGTATAATTAATGATCACGCCAATGTCGTTACTCACGTGCTCTTTAACGATCTTACTGCCATGCTCAAGGAACACTTTGAAAGTGCCAGCCATGTGCATGCTGCGCTGAATCACCCACAAAATCTTATTGATTTCTAGTTGAATGTTTTGAATTTGCTCAGCAAGGCCTTGTCCCCAAAAACCGTAAAGACGGTCGGACCAATTCATGAATGCAAATGGAAAGTGATGCTTTGTGTATTTTTCCTTGAACAGAATCTTGCGATCAATAGCAAGTGTGTGCAGGCCGTCTGTGGCTTCTTTGCCTGATGGAAGGTGCCAGCTTTCTACAATAGTTATTTGGTCAGCGACGTTCTGGAAAGTTCCCGTTGTGTCGAGCACTGCAGCTTGTGCCTGTAATATGTCGTCCCGATGTTCGGGATACATAGCCAGAAGCACTCCGCGATCCACGTTTTTGATGCGGTGCATTTGTCTTGGATAGCCGTAAAAACTCTCCATTTGATCGACATAGATTTCACTGGGAATCACTCTCTCAAATTTGCAGCGCCCCTCATGCTCAAACACATGAACGACACCGGAACCAAAGACCAAAACATCTTTCAACACTTGGGCCGTAAGCTTATAGATATCGTTTTCATAAAAAATGCCGTCAACGAATTTATCTAGCTGCTTAGCTCGGCGCTGCACTTTCCAACTGGCACCCGATGTCACAAAAGCCGGTTTTGGTTTGTTCTTTGTGAGCTTGCTTATGAGTGTGTCGATACATGATTGAATGACGTTATAGCTAACGCGGTCCTTTAGTGTTGCCTGCGTGCTTTGGATCTTAGAAAAGCTAAGGCCGTTGATGCCCATGATGTTTGTGTTGCCGTATAGACGCGCCGATATTTGGTACTGAGTTTGGCGCTTGGCATCACTGTTGGCAAGGCTAGTGCACGTGCCGACTATTGACTGAGCCATTTCAACATCGTTATCCATGAGCCACCACTTGCGGCTGGCGTCAACTGGCGTAACTACCTGATCTGCATTGTTAAAACTGCGATAGTCAATAGCCATATATGATTACTCCACTGGCGGTTTGGCGGCGATTTCTTCTTCGTATCCTGATGACCAGTATAATAGTTGGTCTTCCGTGGGCATAGCTTCATCGCCTAGTGTAGCACCTGTGACATTGGCGATTGTAGGGATCACGGGCACAAACTCGACCTCTAGGCCATGGTACTTAAGCACCCTAATGTTTAAATGGCGGGCATACCCCAGCATTTTAATGTATTCGCTCATTGGCCTATCCATGGTTTTCCTCAATTCTTTTTTTGGCTATTTCAAAATAAATTTCTGATATCTCGATACCTATAAATCGTCGGTCTAATTCTAGCGCGGCAACCCCAGTAGTACCGCTTCCCATAAATGGATCTAAAACTATATCGTCTTTATTTGACCAACTAACTATATGATCTACAGCGAGCTTTTCCGGGAAAATCGCGGGGTGTGTGAAGGCAGCTATGTCCTTAGACGATTTGTTAAATCCTGTAGAGTAGCCCCAAATATTTTGCCTAATCCCGTACTCCGCAACAGGCTTGCCAGCTGCCCTGCTTGGTACGGTTGAGCCATCGGGCTGGCGTACAGTTCCAGACATTATCTGACCAGACAGCTTATTTTTTCGGTCTTTTATGGCATTAAAGCTTCTAATTTTCCCTTTTGACAAAACAAACATGAAGTCAAAGCCGTTGGGGTATTTTTTGTGACCGTATCTTGGAAATGCCGTATCTGTTTTATGGTAAATCATAGTGTCATGCAGATTTAGACCGCAAACGTCTTTAAAATATAAGGCTTGGCGAAAGCTCGTTCCTGTTTCAGAACCTTTAATAGTAGCGTCCCCAACAACCCAGACAATTACACCACCGTCTTTTATTACTCTCGTTAGCTCCATGGCTATTTTTTCAAACTCAAAAGAGTAACCATTATAGTCTCGAAGGTTGTCATATGGTGGACTAGTCACTACTAAATCAACACTGCTATTTGATATTTCGCTCATCCGATCAAGGCAATCACCAAGCATCAACGTTATATTATTCATAGTCGGTTAACTCCGGCTCGGTCCACGTTGCCTGCCAGTGCGCGGGATCATCGCTGTTGTCATCTAATTCAGCTTTAAGCTGTGCTTCGATCTGCGCTATTTGCTGAGCCATCCATTCGTCCGAGCCAGCTTTGGGAAGTGGCTGCTCTACTACTTCCGCAATCCAATGCAGTGATTCCCGGTAGGCGTATAATACCGCATCGGTAATGTCTGAGTGATAGGCGTCGCTAACGACAAATTTGTCACCATTACTTTTACTCTTGTCGTATTCAACAAGCATGCAGTCTTGGGCAAAGATGCCATCAGGCTTTGCCTTAAACTTGCCTGTTCGAAGTGCATCATTCAGTAGCTCGATATATTCAAACTTGCGGGATTTCTCGGCTGCTTTGACAGGTAGGCCGTAGCGACGGCGCAGTTCCTCGACAATCTTTTTGCCGAGTCCGCCAGCATCGATCACAACGGCAACAGGCTTATATTTCATTACTAGCTTATCTAGTGCCTCGGCTAGCTCACCAATGCCTTGTTTGCGTCTAGTGCTTTCGTGCACCAGAAAGTTAGCACTAGAGACTTGCGGAGCGCCGGGATAACGCATTGCCTGCGCCCAGCCAATAACAGCGATTGCGTCGGCATCGTCAAAGCCAAGGTCAACACCAATGACATAGCTGGCATCCGGTCCCAGCTGCGCCTGAGAGTAACCGTTAATGTCTGCCTCGTACCTAAAAACAAGGCTATTGCTATCGGTCACCCATTTACCAAAACATTCGCGCTGAATCTTTGCATCCTGCAGCGACACACCCATGCGCTTACAGTCTCTGACTATGAGTTCCATGGGGTTTTTACCTGACTTTTTTTCGAGCCAGGGGTTTTGGAGCATCGTCCAGCCGTGATGACTCCAATTATTAGACTGACTAGACTGATAAAAAAAACCAACAGGCACAGGGCCAGGAGTGCCGATAAGGCATAGAGTTCCATCGTAATCGAACAGGGATTTTGCAAGCACATCATCAACAAGACTTTCTATGTAAGGCCGGAATGCCTGTGCTTCATCGATGTAGACTTTGACGAGTGGAAATCCCCGGTACTTCTCGATTTCAGTCTTATCCTTAGCTCCTGAAAAATAGATGATATGGCCATTTGGAAAGCGTATCGATAACTCGGTCTCATTCGGTATTCCTCCCAGTGCGTGCGCTCTATTAATATCAAGAATCTCAGCCCATATGATTCTCTTAGCATTCAGCCGCGAAAGCGTAATGTACAGGCTCGCGCACTTTGGACGCTTTAGTGCTGTGTCGAGCAGGTCGGCAGCACAGGCAATCGTCTTACCAGCACGCCTACTACATACGGCGGTCTTATAGTTTGCCTTATCGCGTATGAATGCGATCTGCTCGGGAAAGCAAAAGTTTTCAATGACAAACGGCGGAGGCCTTTTTGCAAGCTCCGCCATCGCATTTCTGATTTGCTCGTCTATTTCCAAATTAATACACCGGCGGGAATAGTTCGATTGCGGTGATAATACCTAGCGGTACGATATAGTGTCGGTCACCCAGCGTAATGCGGACACCATGCGGACACATGACAATGTCTGCCTTGTCCTTTTCGTGATCGACGCTATTGCGGACAATCATTCCAAGATGCACACCCTGATGAAAATGAACGCGCTTTACACGATCAATATGCGTATGCCTCATCACTGATGCTGCATCGACTAGTTCGTCTAGTGTTGGCTCATCGCCTTGTGGCATTAGGCTTGATTTTGACGGCCTACCGCGCCGTCGGCTCGTGTAAGTCTCCATACATCTCCATTTAACAAGTAAGGATTGTAAACAAACTGGGTGTAATGCCGCGTTATATTGGCGGCATCATAAGTTAGGTGCGTGAAATAGATATCGCTGTTGGCGTCAAACACACTCTCGACCAGATGACGAGCCATGCCCATACGGCGGAATGCCTTTTTCACGTATATGTAGTGCACAGTCTCGGGCTCAAAATTGCCAAGGATAAAACCGAACACAACATCGGGGTCGTCTTTGAGCACGGCCATCCGGCAGAATGCGCCTTCCTGCCTCATTGCTTTGCCAATGATGTAGTGGTGTGAGTCGTAAAAAATGGGATCTGCGATGAGCCGAGTATGCGGGCTTCCATGCTTATAATGGCTGAGCACTGACTTAAAAATGAAATTGCGATCACTGATTTGCATGTCACGAATCAAAAGATCGTCGTTCATTTTTGTCCCTCTAGTTGAAGTTTATCCTTCACAAAAACGATCAATTCTTGTGTGCTCATGCTCTTAAATTTGTCTTCATCAAACTGCTCATCGGGCAGCTTATCGCGCCATTGGCACAGGTTTTTAAGGCAAAAGATGAGCATGACGTTATCGCCCTTCTCAGCCTTTTGAATCGCAGTGCGAATCAACATAAACCGAGTGTGGACCATATTTTGATCGCGGAATTCAGAAAAAGTGCAATTCCAATTGGCTCTTATGTAGTTTTCTATGGTGCTGGGATCGCACTCGAAGAATGCGGCGGTATCTTTTAGGGTGGGCTTAAAGCGCATGATCTCTTTAAGCTGAGTATCGTTAAAAACGATGGGCTTTCTACCCATGACCATATGACAATATCTCGCATGTATTTCAATTTAGAGGACCAACGGGCTTTTTAACGTCCGCGCATTCAGCTTCATCGACTAGGCTATTATAAAACATAACGATACGACAAATTATCTCGTAAGCCCCTACACTCATTAGATAATTATGATATAGCTCGTCCGTTTTGTATTTGGTGCTTTCCGTGTCATCCGGGTATTTGACCTCTAGGGCCAACTCGCGCTCGTTAACAACTTCAGCTGCGCCCTTGACTAGTTTGTATAGATATTCTGCAAACCTATCGCTCGCATCGTCTAGTTGTTCGGTCACGTTTGTCTCCTAAAACGTCGGCTTTCCGCATTCTGTTAGGTAGCCGGTGATCTCGTAATGCCGATATCCTTCGTTTCTAACTGCGCGATGAAATGCTTTTAGAACATCGCTAATGCGCGGAACGATAACGACTTTGCCGTCTGATTCCATTTCGTGGAACCTGCCTTTTGTGTATTTAAAAAGCACCAAAACTTTCATTCCAGTACCCTCACTCTGCCGCATCTAATGCATTTACAAACGTATTTGCCTTGTAGCGATATTGGGAATGATAACACAGGCTTATAATAGTGGTCACAAAAGAGGGATGAAACAATTTCTTTAATCGTCGGTGCGAAGTATATGGCGAGCGCCATAAAGGGCAATAAGTGCAGCATCGACAATCCCATCATGTAACCTTCCTTTCGGTGTCCTTATGCTGACTATCGAATCAGGAAACAGTCTACAAAAAGCTTCGGCACTCCGTGCTTTTGGATCACCTTCGCTCGTTCCTATGTGTAGTTTGGCCGTCCATATTGCTGGTCTGATGAGAGTATAGGGTATGCGGAGGCATGTCAGCACGCCGATTAGTTCGCCGTAGCCTTGGGCATACGTGAACGTTGATTTCACTGATTGGCGCGGCATTGACTGCGCTTTTTCGAGGATTACATGCTCGGGATCGAGGAAAGATAAAAACTCGTGAAGGTCGGCGGCGGTGACTGATTTGCCGATGGCTTGGATTTTATGTGTGCTGGCATCGATAGCGACAAAAGCGCCTTTTTGACCGGGGTCGATGCCTATGATCATGTCGCTATTCCTTCATTAAGTTGTCCACATACGCCAAATGTATCTTACGCAGATCATCCATCAACTCGTTACTAGCTAACCATTTTCCAGCGGCAATGTGACAGCGTTTTTCGTATGTCTCATCGACTTCAGAGCGCACTTCTTGGTCATACTCAGCGTGATATTCGTGTTGTCTTTTGCCTATAAAGTTAACGATATCATGAATTTCCATCTTCATTGTCTTGCTCCAATAGTTTTAGAATGGCTTTTGCTTCTGCTAGGCGGGCTTGCATGAGGTGATGCCGCACTGAATAGGCAATGTTGTCGGACAACATTTTGGCAGCCATCTTTTCAACTTCCTGATTTAACTCGTAAATTCTTTGTATAATTGTCGGACTAAAGTTGTCGGACATCTTTTGAGTTGTCTGGGATTTTTGGATAACTGGCCCAGGGTCGGGTACTTTTAGTCCAAGGTCGGGTACTCGCTCGGGTTCTTTTTGCTCGGCTTTAAACCGTTCCCATTTTTCTGTCAGAGACATATATTCCCGCTAGTTATCTGCTTAGTTCTTATCTCTGCGTTTATTTATTCTGGCGAGTCGGTAGCGCAGAGGTAAGGCTAAAGCGATCTGCTAGCCCTTCGATTTGGCTCTTAACTTCTGGCGGCATCAGTGACTGGGTGCGGGCATGTTGAGCAGCTGACTTATAGAGCTCCCTCCACTGTGCAACTAACGTAGTCTTTTCAGGACCATCAGTCATCTCGCATACAGCTAACCAACCACCAAGGCGCTCGCATAAGCTGGCGGCATTCTTGCCCATCCAAGGCTTAATGTCTGATTCATACCTAGATAGCTGCGAGCCATATTTAACAACGGCGGCATAAAGCTTTTCAGCAGCTTCGGGAGCATCCTTATCGGGATTACCCTCAATCATTTCGCGTAGTTCTTTGACTGACGGGAATGCTTCTTTTGTTGCTAAGGATGCTTGCATTAAATATCTGAGGATTGTTGGCGAGCAATCCTTAAAGAGCTCGTACCAAATGGCTCTAATTGTTGCGTTATTTTCTGGCGCATAACGTGGAAGCGCCGCTCTCATTAGATCGAACCAGCTGTTAAATTCTTTTTCTGTGATCATTTGTTTCTAAACCAATATTGAACGTCATCCGTTGTGACGCCGTCCTCATTAAGAGGCCTTGTTGTGTCTGCTCTTTGCTCTTCTCTGATGTCGGCCAGTCTTTCGGCTGGTTTTTTCATTCTTGTCAGTATGTTATCTATTTTTCTCACTCCATTCTTGTTCACTACCAATAGGCCTTTAGGGCTGCAGGCATTTGGTCTCCAAAAGGTGTCGGCACTGACATAGTGAAACAGCTTGAGCATCCCAGCATGATCTAGTCCCACTGCCTGCCCTACCTTCTTTAGTTCGGTGCCAAACTCAGCCGCGTGCCATTTGGGATCGTTTGCTCTGTGCGGCATCTCGCTTACCGCCATCTCTAACCACTTTCTGCCTAGCTCTAGTTCATCGTCTGTTAGGTCGATTACCTCCGTTTTTTTCACGTATTTTCTCCGTGTTTTTTCCGTGTTTTTTTCGCACGGATTTAGCACGGATTCACTACAGATTTGAATTAGCTTAATTGTTTCAAGTTCTTCGAGTGATGTTTTTAAGCTTTCCTTGTTTATGCCGCTTGTCAAAATCAAACAATCTGCGGTTTGCCTAATACAGCCATACTCATCGCCTTGGCAAGCAAGATCTAACAGGATAACAAACAACAATTTGGCCTGTGGGCTTACTGACCACATCTTTGGGCTTGTGAGTAAGCCTGTGGATAACTTGAAAGCCTTGTGCTTTTTTATGTCTGATCTCAGTAGGTAAGAGCGCCAATCAACAATCTGAATCACAATCATTTCATGCCTCAATAGGAGTAATAGCCAACATATCAGCCAGTTATAGGTATCTATTTGAATTTTAATTTGGGGAGCGATAAGACTGGGTTGTCAGACTCAGTATTTCTATGCCCCGTTATTTTCAGTATTCTTCCAGTTTCTTTGTAGATGCGATCCCTAGAGTATGTGGTGTCCTGAGCGGTTGAAACCTACCCTGGTCAACCGCTCTTGGTCTATTGTGTTCCGTTTTTAGTAATTATTGCGGTACGATTTCCCAATACACTTTGAAAGGGAAACGTATGAAATTACCTGCTGATGTCTTGCCGTTACTCGAAGACGCAAAAAAGGAAGCCACACCTTTTTGGCATGCCCTCCGTTACTGTCTGGTTTGGTTGGCTTATGTTGTGCTGGTGCCTTTTGCACTGGTCGGCAAATTCTTGGGCGATCTAGCCGTTAAGATCAAACCTGAGTTACCGAATGCTCCGGAAGCTTAGGGCTTTTACGTTTCCAGATGAGAATTTGGGCGAATCGTTCTAAGAAGACCCCGGTATACCAGGCTGCGAGTATTAGCGGCAGCGTCGGGCCTGGTATGCCAACCAATACCGCCAGTATGATATCCCCGACATACATCTCACCCATATAGATTCTAAAAATAATCCAGGTAGAAAAGCCCGCAAGAAACCAAAGTAAAATTGGCATTAGCTTTTTCCCTTCACTGTAAATCTTTGTGTATCTAAGTAGTTATAAAACTCCATTTGGCGACGCATGGCGCGCAGGTGAGCAGCGACATGCTTATTGCCCAACTTTCCAGCGTATGGATCTTTGCCAGTTCTTAGGTAAAGATCCGCGCCAGCCGTTCCCTGCCGGTGAACAAGGGCGACCAGCTCAGCGTCACTGAGCACTGTCTTTTTCTTCCGGGTAGCAGATAGCCATGGGCTGACAATCAGATCGTAATAGGTGTCAAAAAGCATGTCCTGGCGCACACCCATACTGATCTTGAGGTTTTCACTGGCACCTCTAGGCGGCACCGATGTTGACCATCTCATTCCTGCGTTATCTTTAAAAAATTTGTCCCAGCCTTTCACAAACTGATATTTGCCTGATGCAGAGCTTTGTTTGTTTCTGGCCGATACATCATTGCCTGATTCAATCTCGCCAAGGGCAGTGCGAACAGTCACATAGTATTTGTCAGACTGACTGGCCTTTTCAGGCAGTCGGTAGTCCATCGCTAGTGTTTTTGTGGTCATAGCTAGCACTCCCAGCACTAGATATAGGGTTTTCTTCATGCATCACCAGGGCTTTCCCCCAGCCTTTCGCGCAGCTGAGCCATGCTCATAGATAGGACACCTCCGGGATCCGACTTTCTTCCCGATGGCAGGGCGCACTCGTCGTGTCCGCATACATTTTCTCTTTTAATTCCGCGAAGTAGGCACCAGCGCAAAAATGTCATCAGACTCTTTTCTTGCTCGGCGGTAGCTATGTGCCATGAGTAAAGAGCGTTTGAGAGATTGCCAGGTCGTTTGGCGACTTGAACTCCAGGTACTTCGCTTCCGTTCCAGGCAAAAAACTTGCCGTCTTTAGGGCTTACCGCTCCCCAGCTAACCAGAGATACGGCAATGTGCTGGCGGTTAGGGCTGACATTGTTCCATTTGGCAACCCCCGCATGATTGACGCGCTGGCTGAAATAGGTCGTTTGGATCACTGTGCCGTCACGGTCGATGATGATGTGATAGCCGAGGCCGTCACTGACAAGAGAATCGATGAGCCGACCGACTTTAATGTCGGCGGTATCGTGAATGGTGACACCTTCAACGTCTATCATCGGCCCGGCCGACATAGACATTGGGGAGATCAGTTTTTGCGTACCACGGTAAATGTCTGGAAGCATCATGGCTAAAACTCCCTGAAGTAGGTGATGGTTACTGATTTTACTTGGTCTATTGGTGATCTTATCAGAGCGATGAGAGATGAGCGGCGGACGAGGGAAAGGCTAAACCCTTTAAAGCTCTTTGCCGCATACCTGTTCAAGGCGAACCACTTGCGCTTCCAGCTGCGATAATCTGGTGTCGTTTTGATATGCAATCCTTTCAATGTCGGTTGAGACAGTTACAAGAAAGCGAACGGCCAGGTAAAAGATGCAAACGCCTAAAATAAATACGATTTTATCGCTCATACGCACTGGAGTAGTCTGCACTGAGTGCCCCCCCTTTGATGCCGCCGTTATTTAATTGTGTTTGGATTCCCTCATTATAACTGATGAGGGCTCAATCTGTGTCTGCGTAAACAAAATAATTTTAAAAAATCAAGTCTATCTATGCAAAAATGTTCTCATCTTTGACTTTGCTTACGATTTTGATAGACTAATAATGCATACTTTAGTATTACGATAATCTCTAAACAGGGAGAGGGATTATGAACAGACTAGAGATGGAAGAAGAGCTTGCGGCACTTGGATATGATCTTGAGTCACTTGGTTTTTGGTCTGACCAAGCGATTGAAATGACGTACAACGCTGAGACTAATAATGCTGATTTGGAGCTAGAAACATGCGGACTGGTAGGCCAGCGTTACAAAGAAACGAGATCGCGCATCGGCAGTCTTTCACTATGTCCACCGATCTTAAATCTCGGCTTTGGAAAATCGCTGTTGCACTGAAAACTGAAAACGTATCGAAAACATTACGAATAATCATAGAAGACTATTGGGAGAGGCATCACAATGACAAGTCTAAGTGACCTGAGCAATTTACTCAACCTTATCGACGACGACTTAGCACCGGAAGAGTTTGAACCGGAAGCTATCGTTGGAGAAATCCGCGACAAGATAGACGCTATTAAGTGGAAATTGGATGCGTGGCAAGCCCACGCTGACTCTATCCAAACTGACTGGATCGATCCTCTCACCAAGCGCAAAAGGGCTTTAGAAGGCAAAATTGAGCGACTTAAGGACTACTGCACCCACGTTATGACAAGGGACAAAGTCACAAGCTTTCCCGGCAATGCATTCAGAATTGATCTGCGCCATCGCCAGTCTGTTGAGTGCAAAGTCGCAGCTGGATCAAACGACGCGCTGACTTACCCAGAGTATGTGAAAACAAAAATCACTTACGATTGGGACAAGATCAAGCTCCTAGAAAAGCTTCGCCAGGGCGAAAACCTCGACTTTGCCAGCCTTAAAACAAAAAATTATGTGACATTCCCAGTAGCTAAAGGAGCAAAAGCTAAATGAATCAGCCAGTTACACGACAAACGACACAGACACAAGTAGCTAAAACGCAAGATCAAGTGGGCGGTGTTGCCGTCCTAATGAAGCAATACAAGTCACAGATCGAGGCGGCACTGCCTAAGCACGTAACGGCCGATAGGTTAATGAGAGTGTGCCTCACAGAGCTTCGTAAGAACCCAAGCCTGCAGAAATGCGATCCGATGAGCTTCCTTGGCTCAGTGGTCACTGCAGCCAGCCTTGGTCTGGAGCCCGGAAGCGCCCTTGGTCAGTGTTACCTGATCCCATACGGCAATGAGTGCCAATTTCAGATCGGCTATAGGGGCATGATCGACATTGCCCGCCGGTCAGGGAATATCGTTAGCATCACGGCATGGGCTGTATACGAGGGCGATGATTTTACTGTGGTGGCTGGCACAGAGGAAAGTCTCGTCCATAAGCCCAAGTTTGAGACAGAGGTGATGACACATTGCTATGCCGTTGCGAAGCTACAAGGCGGCGGTGTCCAGTTCTGTGTGATGAGCCGTAAGCAGCTGGATTCACACAGAGAGCGGTACAGCAAAAACAATCCCGCGTGGAAAACGGCATTCGAGGAAATGTGCAAAAAGACAGTGATCAAAAAGCTGTTCAAACTTCTGCCCACGTCGATTGAGCTATCGCGCGCCATGGAATCTGAGGAAGTAAAACCTCACGAGATTCTTGATGCTGACTATGTGCAAACTCCACAAAAAGTGGACCCCAAAAAGTTGGCCGAGCTATATGATGAGGAAGAGGCAGCTGCTATTGCTCAAGATGTTCAGATGTTCCGCAATAAGTTTGCGAAGCTTTTGACCGAGGGCAAGAAAGCACCGGCACCATGTGGGGACAACCCAGCAGCATGGGCACAAAAGGCCAGTCTTGGCGAGCTTGCTGCTGCCGTTCACTCGATGAGTACCTAAACCTGTGATACCATTCCCATGTCGTGGGAATTGGCTAAGGTGCGGGCTTTCGGGTAATACTGGGAGCCCGCATTTTGTTTTTAGTGGCGAGTAGCTCAGTTGGTAGAGTCGGTGACTGTTAATCACCCCGTCGGAGGTTCGAGCCCTTCCTCGCCAGCCACCCTATTTAGGACATCCCATGAAAGCTACACTGACTTTTAACCTACCGGAAGAACAAGAAGAATTTGACGTTGCATGTAGGGCAGCAGGTGCTTTTGCTGCGCTGGCTGATGTAAGGGAACACATTTTTAGGCCAGCCAGGAAGCATGGTTACAGCGACATGGAAATTAATGGACTAATCGATAGGATTGGCCATGACGCTAATAATTTGATTTATGAATTAGAGTGCCGGTTCAATGCCATCCTATTTGACCGTGGGATTGACCTATGACCACTTTCCTGATCATTGCCGCTTATATGGCCTTTGCCGTTGGCATGGGCTGGTGGCTATCAGCGCTTTCCAAGAAATACCCGGATGAGTAACAAATGAATATCATCGAAGCAATTAAGAGCGGTAAAGGATTTAGGCGCAAGGATTGGCAATGGCGAAATGTTGCTTTTATTGAGCCATTTAAAAATGGCGTTGGTATGCAAAGGCTTGAAATTGATTACGCTTCTATTGTTGCCGACGATTGGGAAGTTGAGGCAGCGCCGGTGACGATTACCAGAGAGCAATTTTTTGAAGCTTATGCCTATTCAGTAGGCGAATTAAAAGCAAATTCAACAAATAGCGAATTGATGGAAATGATGGCCAAGAGGTTAGGTCTATGAACATCATCGAAGCAGTAAAAATGGGCACATGGATTAGGCGAACCAGCAAAAAATCTATGTCTTTTCGTTTTGGCATAAATGAGGAAGTCATTGAATTTACTCGTGAAGACCTTCTTGCTGATGACTGGGAGGCTGAGCCACAGGGAGTGACAATTACCCGCGAGAAGTTTAATGCCGCGTGGGATAGAGCAACACCGTTTGATCATCTTATCGACGAACAAAAACGAGACCTTGTAGCCAAAGAGCTCGGCCTATAGCCATCACGTACCTGTGCAGCGCAGGAAATCGGGCTTTAGTGTCAGGACGTTGGCTGCTGCCTTACCGTCCACTTCTGCCTCCCTGTAGCGGCATAGGTACTGTGTTACGCCGCCGCACTGTGCCGATGCACAACCAATCTCTGTCGTTTGCTTCCAGACCATTTGTGAAAATCTTTTCATTGTCGGCGGTATGGCATCACGTCCATATGGAAAAGAAATCATTCCGCTCAGATACCACTGATCAAGCGCATTGATGATGCTACTTCCTGTGCCCAGTGATTCGCCGTGGTCTAGACCAAGGGCTAAGTCGCAGCTGGCGAGGCGGGCTTTCGCCTTTTCCTCGAGGTCGGTTGCCCACGCGACTTTACCGACGTTGTGCCAGCAGCGTTTGAGATTGTGGAATATCAGGTACTCTTGCTGGTCTACGATATTACCGCCGCCGCCTCCACCTCCTGGCACTGAAATAGGAGGCAGTGGAGAGCCTGGTTGTTGCTCTGATGGCGGCGGCAGTGGCTGTGATGGTGCGGGGTCTTTCTTGTGACCACCGCACGCCGTGATAAGAGCAATGATTATAAGTAGATGCTTCATTTTTGAAATATCACCACCCAGTAGTTTTGGAACATTGCGACACCCATCTTTTTCTGTCCGCCGTCATACATAATGGCCGCATGTCCGGGTGACAGTGTCCAGGCACTCACTGCCTCTGCTGCACTGCCTTGGCCACAGGCAATGATCTCGCCATTTGCGAACGTCCCGCAGTCTTTTGCTCTGTCCCATGGGCTCGAGCCATCGCTGCCTGTGTGGGAACACATGCCGCGTGATCCGGTGTCTTTGGCATGTCTGGCTGCTGCACAGTTAAGGGCAGGTAGGATCTCTACAGCTGACAGGCCACGTGATGCGCGGGCTTTATTTACCTCGGCACCGACACCTGCAGCGTCACCCTCTGTTGGTGTTCCGGGACTGGGAGATGGAGTGGGTGACGGCGCAGGCGATGGGGACGGAGATGGGGACGGATTGCATTTAGGCACGCCAGGAATATCCGGGATGGACGGAATGCCGGGGATAGGAATGGGGATATTTGGGATACATGGAAACCCGCCGCCTGGAGATGGGGACGGAGCGGGAGCCGGTGCTGGTGTTGGCATTGGTGCTGGAGTAGGAGCTGGATCAGATTTTTTATCTCGGCCACAGGCAAAGAAAATAGATAGTGAGATCAGGGAAATGGCTAGTTTCTTCATTATTTTTTCACCACTGCGTCAACGAGGGCAAGCATTGCAGTAACACTATCAGACAAAAGAGTGGTTAAGGTAGTTAGGTCAACCGATGCTGCTTTGATCTCTGCGGCAATCTTGTCGCTGCCATCGACTGCTACCTTTAGTGCTACTACTACTGGTGCAACTTTTGGCATGTCGAGGATATTGATGTGACCGTCTGCTTTGGCGTCGCTGATCGCTTTGGCCAGCACGCGGATGAGTTGAATCACGTCCTGAGTTTCTTTGACTGAAGACATGGCGTTTCCTTTATTTTGGTATGTGTGTGTCACTAGTTTACCCGACATGATGATAAAATAAAAAGACACCCCAACATTTAAGAGGTAACTGATGCGCCAAGTATTTGGAGTTATAGGAATTATTGCGCTTATCGCTGGATGTGGCCAGGTGACTGTAAGAATTGTCGAGCCAAAGCCAAAGGAAATCCAAGTAGGACAGAAAGGGCATTTTGTCCTCGATACTCAGGAAAGCAGTGCAGCGATTAGGTCTGGAACACTTGATGTAGAGGTGAAGTCAGTAAGTGACCTAGAAGTTGGGCTCGAGGGAAAGGCAGCGGTAAAGACGCTGATTGGACCAAAGGATTTTCTTGTGGCGAGCTCTCTTGAAAGTGGGATCCTAACTAGGGAATGGCTGGCGCAGCTGCGGGACATAAAGACGTACCAGGCAAAGAATGCGCTCATCACCTATTCGGGACTGAGTGCTGATGCATGTGACCGTGTGAAGCTATCTAACATTGTCGGATATCCCAACCTGGCGATTGAGCCGACTATCTGTCTGCAGAATCGGACTATTCCCAGTGTGGCGGTTTATTTGACCGAAAGTGGTCAGGTGTTCACTGCGTTCTTTAGGGCTGATGAGTAGCAGACGCAGCTTTGGATTTAAGGCACCATGCAGGGATAACCTACGTTGCGTGGCTCAGACAGACGCAGGCTTTTCTCTGCACTCTGCACTCCGCGCTCAGGCTATCGCCGTTCGCTTGGCTGCCAGCGCCTGTCGGCCCTGGGTCGTTTCGTCGGACTAACGCCGACTCCACTTTGTGTCGCGTTCGCTCCACAACCCGAGTTTTATTTTATGACTTTGTTCTCTTGGGATTAGTGCGAAGCATTTAAACGCGTTGATACAGATCGAAAATAGGGTGTGTCAAGTGGAAGCTAAAAAGGCCAGGACTGTCCCAGCCATAACTTTTCGGGTAATGGTAAGTTATAAACAAAGGCCTGTTAGTAGCCGACCGTTTTTACCTGGCAATCTAGGGTCCCAGTTGACGCCGTATGATTCCAATAAACCCGTAGCCAGTTACCGCTAATTTGCTGGTATTCGTATGCGACGGTTGCCGAGCCGGTAAGATCGGCACCTGTGCCAACAGTCACAAAGTTGGCGGGTACTTGGGTGCCAACGGGATCAAGGCTGATTTGAATAAAGGCCTTTCCCTTGGGCGTGCCGGTAACTACATGCGGCTGAATACTCAGCGCAATGCAGCTTGAGATGTCGATTACGGTACTAAATTGGTCAGTTGAGGCATCGACGCCGTTAAAGGCTTTGTATTGAATAAACCTCATGTTCCTGGCCTCCGCTTTTTGAGTGCAGCCACAATGCTCATCTCGTCCTCGGGATCATACTGATCGGTTATGTCGGTCGGGTGCAGGTGATCTAGGACGGCCGACTTCATGTCTGGATTCTTCACGTATGAATAAGAAAGGCCAGCCGGGGTGTCTGGGCCAAAATTCGGAAATTCCTCTTTTCTGCGTTCCTCTGCCCTTGGCTCGCCAGTGGTGTCAATTCTGTGAGGCAAGGCGCTGGGTTCTTTTAAGTCCCAATCTTGCTCGTCCTTGGCTACGCCTGGTGCATCACCGCCCATTTCACTTTCCGGGTAGCCGCGTTTAACGTCGGCTTCAATGCGTCCGCCCATCCATTTGCCTTGGCGCTTTTTGGCTTCGCGTGCAGTCTCAAGGGCAATGGCGATAGCTTGCTTTCTTGGCTTACCAGCTTCTGTCTCTTTGCCAATGTTTTTGCCTATGGTCTTTTCCGAGTAGCCCTTAATCAGAGGCATATATGCTCCTTAATAGTGTTCAAAAAGATCCCATATCGCTTCGTCAAATTTCTTTGGCCAGTCATGGTTACCCTCCCAGCTGCACCAGACTGTATCAAAAACCCTACATGTCTTAGGGCGAATACAGCCGTATAGGTCGGGTGGGAGCCATGCTTCGCTGCAGCCATTGTTCCTGGCGTAATTATAGCGCGTCAGGTTGCCAATATTCCAGGAAACGTACTGGTCGGCCTTGCCGTGAATACCGATAGATGGGATTAGGATTGTATTCTCTGATCCGCCAGCAACATAGGCCATCGCTGTTATCTCGGCACGGCGCTGCGTGATGAGCCAGTTAACAAAGAATGCACCAGCACTGTAGCCAGTCACATACACTTTGCCGATGCAGTACTTCTGCTTTGCGTATTCGACCATTTGGTCAAAGAATTTAATGTCTGGGCCATTCTCGATTTGTTGCCATGTCTGGAATGCGGCATGGGGATAAAAGAATATGGTTTTATTGTCTGCCTCGCGCTCTAGATTACCAGCTAGGTCCCTCATCCACTCTTTTGACATGCCGTAGCCGTGATATTGAATCACCAGCCGTCCCTCTGATGATGCGTCGTAGTTAGCTGGGACAACATCAAGGAAGTGCCTGTCTCCCACCATTGCGCCAGTGACCGGAGGATATTTGATCTCGCTGCCGCATCCCGATGCATATGCGTTCAGTGAAATGAAAAACAAACATATGGCGGCTAGTAGTCTCACGAGGTGCCTCTCACTGGGTGAAGTGAACGAGCAATGCAACACTAGTGACTAACGCAAAGACGATAACGCACAGGGAAAGAAATGGGTCGGAGGTTTTCATGTTATCCAACCAATACAGCTGAAAGTCTGCCGTAGCCTTGCATTGTGCCAGCTGTAAAAGCTGCAAATATTTTTAAATAATATGCCTGAGTACCAGAAGTTATAGTAACTCTATATTGAGGAATACTTAAAACGACATCGCCATTGACATTTGGAACCAATACAATCTCTATTCTAGAATCACCAGAAACAATCCCAGTAGCTGAATTGCCAGCAACAGTTCCAATTCCAACAATAATTCTTGTGCCTGTTATAGTAGTAATTTGATTAGCACCAGCGATTGCACTTAAATCCCATGTGCCTACTCCTAAAGTTATTCCACCAGAAATTATATCAACCCAAGTACCATTGGTTAAAGCTACAGCACTACCAGCTGGGGTAAATCCTCTAACCTGATACCCGATATAACCAGCTGGTATAGTTGTTCCCGCGCTATCACCAGAGATTAATGCACCAGTGCTAAAAGTCTTTTTCCCCGCAAAAGTCTGAACATCAGTCCCAACTAAACCAGAAGATGTTGCTGATGCGAGGCCGGATGTATTACCTGTGAGTGCTGATGATGTCATATGTGTGTCCTTATGCGATGCGAACGGCGTTTATAACAGCTGGAACAATTGAGCCGCCTCGAACAACTATGGCACCTCCGCTATAACTTGCCCTAGCTAGTAAGTTATAAGTTGTTGCTGAACTAACTGTAAAAACGGATTTTAATCCAATAAGACAATCGCCATTATTAATTTGAGTGCCGGTCATTGACATTTGACTCCAAAAGTCTGCCGATGCAGTAGTGTCAAAAGTTGTTCCTGAAGTAAATTGAAGTCCAAGATAATTTATAGAAGTTACATTTGAGGTAGTACTAAAAGCGGCACTTGCCGACATAAACCAAGTGCCAACAGGAAAAGCCAATGAGACAACAGTTAATGCTGTTCCTCCTGTATTTAATGTTGCTGAGTTACTTGCCGCTGTAGCTGTAATAATCGTTCCCACATAACCAGTAGGCACCGCAACACCCTGCCCACCAGAAAAAAGTGTATTAGTCGTTGTCATGTGTGATCCCCATATTCGTGTGTGTCATGTGTCACCTTTAGGCGATGCGAATTGCTTTGAAGTAACCAAGTCCAGTTTGTCCAGCAACAGTAAATTCAGAATAAACCTTTACATAAAACGTCGATGCTACAGTTAAAACCTTAATCGCTGGTGGTGCGGTTATCATGTTTGGCTGACCACCAGTAGAACCTGGACCAGAAGTTGTTTCATAAGGGATTACCATACCCGATGAGCTGTTTCCTGTGGCTGTACCTATGCCAACCAAGTTTTTATTAACCACTGTAGATGATGACGATGGGTTAAAATAACCACCGGCATAGACAGCCCAAATACCTGGTTGCAAAGTTTGGACAGCAACACCGCCATCATTATATTGAGCCGTTGTTAATGTTTGCGCTGATCCTGTTGCGGTTATTGTTTCTCCAACCTTACCACTTCCGCTTGTGTAAGCCGTTGTCGCAGCCGTACCTGTTAGCCCAGTAATCCCGCTATTTGTGAGATTGGCGCTATCTAGATTCAGCGGAAAGTTCGTACCTACAGCCGGAGCATTGAGCGCAAAGTTAATCACCGCACTCGCGTAGCCAGACACAGTTGGCAGCGTAATCTGAATAAGACCAGCAGCCGTGATAGTCATCGAAAAGCCAGTTGGTGGCGTGTCACCAACGTAAGCTGGGCTGATGTAGTAGTTAGATGTTCCGCCGTACTTAGCAAACGGAGCATTCACGTAAAAGCGCAGTGTGTTTGCTGATGTTAAGTTGGTTATTAACACCCACCCAGAAAGTGAGCCAGCATCGTAAAGGCTAACGTCCTGCACAGTCGTTGTGGCGTTATTTGCCAAAGAAATTTGCGTGCGCGCATTTGCCGATCCAACAACATTGCCTCGGTAGTTAGTTAGTTCCAGCGTGGTTGTGGAAATAGCCGTACCTACTGGCTTATTGATTTGACCAACAACAGTTGTCGGTGTCGCGGTAATCTGCCCAGAAGTTGTGCTTAAAAAATATGTCGTACCTGCGACTAAAGATCCGCCACCTTGCAAAACACTAGAGCCAATCGTTGCTATTTGGCCGTTAAAGATAAGGCGCACACTGTCTGCACTTAAAACGGCATATACATAGGCGAGAACTTCGGCATTTGCCGATAGCGTGGCATCAGCCAGTGCCCATGCCGATCCCGTATAATAAACAGGAGCGCCAACATAGTTAGTGCACGTAGTACCAAAGCCAGTCTGAGTGATCGTTATCTTGCCGCCGTCACTCAGTGATAAATTGTTACTATCAATTAAATCACCGCTGTTAATCAGCTTTGCATTAACACCAGACCAAATAATCGGCTTACCCATATCAGTATCCCTTTAGGATAGTGCTCAACCGAGAGCAGTGAGGATAAATTGACCAACACTTGCATTGACATCTAGAGCTTTAAGAGACAACCGAACACCAGCACCAATCAAAAGCTCATATGGCGCATCGTTGCCGCCAGGTCCGATATATAGCTGATCGCTTTCGCTACCTGCTGCACCAGTAGCAAGAATCATGGCCGATCCCGACGAATCAAAAATATACAGCCTGTTAATCTGTGCCGTGGTCGAGCCAAGTATTTGCACATAAGCGCTAGTTGTTACCGGCGTTACTGCATAGTTGTTACGAACAAGGTTAATTCTGCTTTTTGACGTTGTCGTGACAGATATTGGAGTGCCGTTGGTAATACCCTGAACAGTCAGAACACCAGTAGCAGGAGAACCTGCCGTCCCTTGGCCATATGCAGCAACAGTTCCCTGCATATTTACAGCGGTGCCGCTAACAACACCTTGAACAGAAATAATACCGCCAGAAGGCGTTCCGGCACTGCCAAGTCCTTGAACAACCGCATTCAGGTTAGATGCCGTTGCCTGAGCAACAGTAAATGAGCCAGTACCAGCATTTGCCGTAACAGTTCCCGAAACTGGCTGAGTAACAGCAGAGCCATCAACTTTTACTGCCGTTGCACCAGCAATGCCTTGAACAGTAATAACGTCGGTTGATGCCGTCCCTGCTGTTCCAAGTGCAGGCTGCTTTGCCGATGTTGCTGCGCCAGTTGGTAAGCTGACAGTGCCAGATACGTTATTGATGTTCCACGTACCAGACTGTGTGACACCGCCAATTACGTTAGCACCAGCGGGAAGTGCAGCATTGACTTGCACGCCGTTGGTTGTCCCGGGTGTTGTCTGGTCAATCCCGACTTTTCCAATAATTGCTGACCCTGCAGTTACACCGACATAACGCGATCCAACATCGTGACGAGGGCCATCAGATAAAAACAGTGTGGCTACAACACTACCGGCGCTATTTGCAGTTACTTGGACACGAACATAATTGCCTTCAATGTCGCCAGAAAAAAGGCCAGTTGACGTTAAATTAATAACGGGAAGTGTTGTTGGGCTTCCCGATGTTATCACTACAACAGGAGTCCAAGTTGTGTTGTCGTTAGATTGTTGAACCTGAACCGTTGCCGTTCCAACAGAAAGCTGCAAACTAAAATGCGTAAAGTTAGATGCATCAAAAGATGCGATTACTGATCCGGTAGAAGGTGAAGCAAGTGTTCCGGTTTTTGACGTTGTGGCAGAGGAAACTACTAGGCCGTTCGCGTTACTTGGCGCACCGATCAAATTACCAGATGAGTCTTTTAGTCCAATGTATGTCGCACTTGCTGGTACTGCCGTGCCTGTGGTCGATACCGAAGGGTTATTTGCGACGATAGTACCGGCAATCGTAACGCTATCTGTTGCGCTATTAAGGGCGCGTGATGGGTAATTAATGTCGCTCATATCATTTTCCCCGCAATTTTAACTGTGAGTGAGCCCGTGCCGCTTGCTGCTGTGTAGGCAGCGCGCACATAAGGGTCTGGCAGCTGATTAAGCCCGATCCTGTGCGATCCTGCTGCGCCTGTTGCGGTGGGAGTTGGAACAAGTGCTAGGTCCACAAAAGTTATGTTATCCGGGCTCACTTGCACCTTAAACGTCCCGGTCGGCGTGCCGGTGAACGTGAGATACATAACGACATTATCAAGCCAACGTATATCTGTTGATGCCGTGGTTAAATTTCCACTCATGTCGCCAGCAGAGAGACTGGTATAAGTGACAAGATTATTTTTACGTCCTGACATCTTGCGCGCTCCTTATGGGTAAAAGGGTTGTTGCCCTATAGCTACTGTTTTCTTGTGGCTATTTGATCGCTGATTGGCTCTGATCTCTCAGACAATGATAGCTTCATTGAACCAGACTTGGAACCTTTAGAAATAATCTGTCCTCTCGCCTCTTGTTCGTTTTGTTCTTTATTTGCCGTAGCACCAGCAATTTGCTGCAAAGTTTGTTGGGTTCTTGCCAATTGTCCGGGTGCCATTGAGCTATCAAGAGGCATGCCAAGAAACTTGGATAGAGATACCCTTCTTTGAAACGGAAGCTCAAGTTTTCCGTGGGCCATAATGTTAGTCATTTCTGTAGCTATTTGGCCCTTCACATAATTAAAATACTCAGGGAAAACCTTGCTAATTGCCTCAACCGTTTCTGGCAAAATATAGTTCGCCTTGATCTGATCTAAAAGCACGTGAGGATTATCAAGCGCATCGTAAAACCTTACGAATTGAGCTTTTTTAACGTCACTTGGCTCATTTTTGCCGTCAAATATATAGTTCATGGGCATTTGAGGTATTTTTGACGCAAGAAAGTTTGTCGCATTGACCGTTGCTTCGTGAACAGCCTGAGTGATCTTTGGAGCAAAGACAGATAAATGCTCGGTATTTCTTTGCAACATGTCCATCATGTCAGAACTATTTTGAGAATATTTCTTAATTGTTGAAACAGCTTCTTTATATCTTTCGTCCGTTTCTTTTTTGTTATGAAGGATAATCGGAGCGGCAGCCTTTACACCCCAATTCTTTTTATCAAAAAGATACTGAGCCGTTGCATCGACCGATTTAACAGTGCCGGATGAAATCTTTTCAACGGTTGATAAGACCTTAGCAGCTGCAACTGGGTCTGTTGCCGCCCTAGCAGCAGCCATGCCAGCACCCTTAGCGCCGCCTAAGATTGATCCCCAACCAATGTCGCTGATATATCCCTGTCCGCCAAATTTAGATGCCACATAGTTTTTTGAATTAATCGCATTGTCGGCGCTCTTAGTGATTAGGTCCTTAATCTCTTTTGCCGGGAAAGTGTGGCCTGGTGCATTTACATAACCAGCTTCTAACTGATCAATTAAAGGACCGGCAGCTTTCCACATATTATCAAGGGCACGCCTAGATAATTGGGTACGGTCACTATTAATCATGTTCATAAATGTGTTCATTTTTACATTACCGAACACCCATACATTTTTTTCTACTTCCTCCATTAATTTTTTACGAAGATATGAACCTTTCCCAGTGGCTTTAATCCAATCAGTAACAGCGTTGTTGAGTGATGCTTGGCGCGCTGCCATCTCACCCCAACTATTTTGATTTTCAAGAGTTGCCCTAAGAGCTGACCGATACCCTTTAAGAACTTCAATAGTATTGGCATCAGCATAACCAATATTTTTCTTATCCCACTTTATAATTCCGTCTAGTTCACGTTTAAATTCATCAGCTGCCCTATAAGCACCAGCGCCGGATTCAGCCTTAAGAGCATTTGAAGTCACCCTTTCAACTGCATCATTAAACTTTGAAACCATGGCCGGTGAATACTGCACTTCTTTTTCTTTGAATTTATTTAAAACGCCTTCGCCAGCAGAAATGATTGGCTCAAGAGCGTCAAGGGCATCACCATGAGGCATATTGCCAAGCAATGTTTCGACTTCAAGTGGTCTGGCGTTTTCATAAAATTTCTTAACGGAATTTTCGACAGTAGTATAAAGAGTATCTAGCTGATTTCTAATGAAACCAATTTGCTTGGTCTTAGCTGCAGGACTAAGCATGATTTTGCTTGTGTCCATTTGCTGAGCCATGGATTCAATAATCTCAGAGTATTCTTGACCACTCATTGCAGCTTTTACATTCGCTGCAGCCTTTGTAAATATTCCTGGAACAAACTCAGGATCTCTTGGGGATTTTTCAAATGGCCCAAGCTCGCGGTCTGGCGGCGGAATAGTTGGAGGCGGCACTTCTCCAGGAGCAAAACCAGTATTGATCGGCTTTTCCGCAAATGCCGTTTTTGCCTGTTCAGGATGAGCGAGCTCGGCAAGTATTCCTTCAGGATTAGCAATGTTGGCTTCTGGCTCAAGCATACCTGGCGGCAAAGGCTCTTTAGGACCAACACCAAGCCTAGAAACAGCAGCGGCATCATTGGCAGCTGATGGAACAAATTTGCCAAGAATAGATTCTTTGATGCCGTTATAAGCAGCTCTAGCACTTCCAATTGTTTTTTGGATACCTGCGCCAATAGGAACTAAAGAAGCGCCAAGAATACCGCCGTACATTGCTCCGGTGCCAACTTTGGCAAGCATTTGCTCAGCCGTTAGCTTTGAATCACCCAGCGCATCCTCAGAAATAATGTCGCCAACACCATAGGCCGCACCTTCAATTGCGCTGCCAAGCCCCTTGGCTCCTGTCTTAAGGGCAAGTCTACCTAGTGCCGATTCAGCTACTATGTTTGGTAGTACTTTAGATGCCGCGCCAAGTAGGGCCTTTTCGCCAGCATATACTCCGCGACTAAGAAGTCCTCCCGGACTAAACGGAATCAAAGAGCTTCCGAGTATGCCGGTAATGTTACCGGCCATGCTCAAATCGGGATTATATTCAGATCTCTGTCTCAGACCTTCTTTAGTCGCTAAGCCAAGCTGTGGAAGGGCAATATCAGAACCGCCAAAAGTAGCACCGCGCAAAGCACCAGCACCAAATGTTTTAAGCTGTTCTATTGGCTTTTCAAGTCTAGCAGCCTTGCTAAGGCCCATAAGCTCAGAAGGCTCTGGGATTCTGTAGCCCATGTTGCCAATCTGATCTGAAATATCTTTGGCCGGAGCTAATTCCAATTCATTCTGAGGGCTCATTACTACGCCGTAACCTTCTGGCGGAGCATGGCTGCCAGAAGCTAAGGCTCGAAGTCCCTCGTCATAAGATAATTCTTCAGCAGCGCCTGTATTTGTATTAACTAGCTGCATTACTTTATCACCTCAGTTTAACATTACCTTTGACGGTTTCTGCAGGAGCGGTTGCCGGTACATTCTGCTGGAAGAATGAATTTCTTTGATCTTGCATGGCTTTTTTGAGCATACGCACTTTTAAAAGCTCGTCTTTGGTAATTGTAAATGGGTTAAAGTCAGGTGTTGTTGATTTAAGGAACTTTTCAACATTACCCCTGAACCCAGACAAGTTAAGAACTTGCTCAATGTTTGGCATAACAAGCTCTTCCAGCTTTTTACGCTCAGCAAGCTCATTGGCATTTAGTATCGGCTTGGCATAGGAATACTTTGGATCGGACAAAATTTGTTCTGCGCGATTTAAAAGACCTTCAGTAAATCTGTATTGCTCAATTAGTTTATTGCCTCTTTCTGCCGATTGCGGAGTATTAGCGACAAAGAAATTGTTTCCATCCGGACTAGCCACAAGTTTTGACTGGGTGTCTTTATCAAGCATCGGAACAAGCGTGCGTGGAATGCCGTTTGGATTTGTAACAATGTTTCGCATCATCATCATTTGCGCCAAAGGCTGCATTTGCTGAAGCATCATGTTTTTAATCTGACCAGACTGCACCTGATAAGCAGCCTCAGCTTGCGGGCTTCCAGATTCAGCTGCAGACTTTGCCAGCTGTGCGTCTAGCATAGAAAGCATGTTGGCTTTTGTCGCCATGGTAGCTTGTGCAACATTGTTATATTTTGCCATGTTCATAGACAAAAGATTCATGTTCTTGCCAAGCTCTGCGCGTTGCTTCTCCATGTCTTTTTCAACAATATTATTAATAACGTCGATAGCAGGATTTGTGCGAGCGCCAGTAAGTCCTTGGCTTAGTCCGCCAAGCAACACAGATATACCGGCAATAATGTTGTTTGCCGTGCTTTTATGAAAAACTCTAAATGGATCAATCGTTCCATTCATTACTCGTGTTTTTAACTCAGCATTTTCATCATCCAAATTTTTGAAGTGAAATTGCATCATTTGATTGGCCATGTCTAAGCCAGCATATGCATTGTTGTATGCATTAGCTGCAGCGCGAGACTTTTGACCTTCAGCTTCCGCAGCTGTTTGATATCCTTTATTGATCTGATCATATGCGTTCATAATCTGTTGGGGATATTCCATCAGATTCATGGCATTAAACGATGGTTGTGCTTCCTCTGCTGGTGGACCAGCTAGTTCTCTTGATGCGCCAGCCTGTTGATTTGCAAGTCCCTTAGCATATTGTTGCGTTTGCCTTAGATATGCTGGTTGACCTTTTTCCTCGGCTAATCCTTTTCCTTGCGCCGTTTCGCCGGTAATCGTTTGCTTTGGAAGTGTTGTTGCAATCAAGCCAGCATTAGAACCTGCTTGCTGCATATTGCCGCCAAGCTCTGGAAATTCAGGAGCCCGTTGCTCCATGCTCGGAGGCATTTCAAGGTTTAAAGGATTTTGCGGAGCACCTTGCGGTGTTATGCTCGTATCAACAGCAAATGGCTCGGTAGTTTTAAAAGGTGACTGCGGGATTTCTTCTTCTTTAAATCCGCCAGTTTTCGATGTTTTGTTATATGCCTCAATCGCTGCTTTAAGTTTGTCGGCAGCTTTGGTTTGTTCCGGAGATTCAGCTTTATACTTTTGTGGCTCTACAGCTAGTTTTTCGCCAGTAGGAAAAAAGTTTGCGTCATTGACGCCAGCTTGTTCAGGTCCAGCTTCTGTCTGGGATGGCCATGCCATCGGCGGATGCCAGCCAATTGGCATATACTGCGAACCTTCGGATTGACCCATTTCTTGCTCTGGATCGGGAACCGGAAGTCTCGGCCTTTTTAGTGCTTTGGCTGCTAGGGCAAAGCTTGGGCTTTCTTCTTGTTCATCACTACCTTGATTAGCAGCATCACTTATTAATTCTTCTGTGCTGTATCCGGGAAGCTCAGCACGTCCGCCTTCGGCAAACTTTTTGGGCAGTGCTTTGATTTTTGCAAGCGTTCCCTCATCTAAGCCAGCTTTGGCAATTGGGAAGTCTGATTTTCCATCATGAACGATAAAATGATTATCCGCTTCGCTAACAAATTTGTATTTCATGTCTTACTTCCTATTAGCGCGGGCTTTTAAAACTTTAGTGTAGCTTGCTTTATCGTCCCAATCGTCTAGTGCATCTAAGAATTTCTTAGCCTTATTTTTATCAAATGCCGCACTTCTTGGGATTACAATTTCGCCGGGAGAGAGTTCGGCACTTACAGTGTCATTTTGGTAACTATCTCCAGCTTTTTCAGCTACTCCACCAATTCGTCCGCCTTCTGCCGCAGCTACAGCTGCTGCTGCAGGTACTTCAGCGCCAGCCGCTCCAGCTTCACCCGCTCCAGCTTCACCCGCTCCACCTGCTGCCGCCGTTCCACCTGATTTAGGAGTAAGGGCAGCAGCTCCCATACTAGCGCCGCCTCCAATTAAACCGCCAAGGATTTGACGCTGGCTTGCAAGGTTAGATGCGGCAATGTTTGCATTAGTGTTAGCAATTCCAGCTGCGATTTGTCCTTGTCCAAGAGCATTTTGAACATTCTGCCCTTGAGCTGTTCCAAATGCACCAGCCAAGGTATTTAGATAATTAAGGTTTGCACCAGCTTGACTACTGGCTTGAGTATTTCCAAGCCCTGTTATTGCGTTGCCTAGTGTTCCAAGATTAGATTCAGCGCCAAGCTGTTGCTGAAGACCAAGGTTTCCAGCTTGCGCTGCAGTTTGCTGACCAAGATTTGCAGATTGTTGGGCAATCAATTGTGCCTGCATTGCAGGATTAAGCCCGCGCTGTGACAATACGTTTGATTGAACACCTTGAATGTTTTGCTGTAATCCTTCCTGCATTAGTCTTTGGGCCAAAGTTTGACCTATGCCTGTTCCTGCAGCTTCTGATTGCAATTGAGGAATCAGACCAAGTAGGGCATTTCCACCAGCAGAAGATAATGGATTTGCGTTGTAGTTTGGAACATAAGCGCCTTGTCCAAGTCCAACTTGGTTTTGCAATGCTTGAGCAAATGGATTGCTGACTTGAGTATTTGGAACAATGCCTTCAGTACCAATTTTTTTGACGCTTTGGGATAAAATCCCGCCAGCGCCTTGACCAGTCACAGCATCAGAAACTTGTGTGCTGACTGGCTTTTGGCCAATAATTGTTGGAAGCTCATTTGCTCCTCCACTCAGATAGTCAGATAAAACTCTAAAAGGCTGTTTTTTTAATTCATCAAAAGTTTTTGCTGGATTCCACTTTGTATACTTATTAGCCATATATCACCCCACTGATTGAGAAGCTGGAAGCTTGTTAAGACCTCTTTTAAGACCTACTTCAAAAGACATTGCCGATATGCTGTAACCTTCTCCGATTGTTCCTGTGGAAGAATCAGACAAAGTAAATTGCATGGAGGTACATTTTTGCCGAGCAAGAAAAACCCGGTATTCAGCCTGGTAGGGACCAATTGGGGTAATGTTGCTGGTTTGCTTAATTGTCGGATCAAAGTCATAAGCAATTTGTACAGTCAAAGCATGCGGAGATAAATATTCGCCAAGTAGCATGAGTTTATAGATGCGAGTAAATCCCTGAATTGGAGCAAAGTTAAACCAGCTGGTGACCATGCTTAGCTGAATGTATGAACCGGCATCGGAATAAACTTCGGGTGTTTCCTCGTATATTCCGCCAATGGCAGTCAAATAAGTGTAAGTATTTTGGAATACCGTTGCCGATATACCAGGATGATTGTCGTAAAGTGACCACTTCTGAATGAAATAATCGTAAATAAGAGCAGTGCCATTGCTTAAAAGAAATCGAACATGGTTGTAATTTGGATAAAGCGTGGCGTTGTAGACATCATAATTATTGTAAGCTTCAACAGCTGCGCCGATATATGCAATGGAAAGCGATCTGTCTAAAAGGCAAATGCCTTTATCCGACTTAAACATGATCCCAAGCGATGTCGAAACAATGCTGGCTTGAGATATAGCTCCGATATCGACGCTGATATATTGAGGCGGGGAAAAATAGTTGTTAAGCCCAGCTGGATCGGGACCTTGACCAGTTAAAACAAAAATTGCATTTCGTTTAAAGACAATAAGCTTGTCATCGAGCGTTGATAAGCCAGTAATTTCACCGCCAAGACTGTCTATTTGACCAGTCAACAAATTGGAAAATTCTACTGGCGATTGGCTTGTAGCAATTTGCTGAGAATACCAATAGGTAAGCGGATTGTCGGAAGGTACGACAAATAGTCTGTTGTTGAATATCGCACTGCAAAGAGGCGGAGGGCACGGAGAGTTAATAACTTTGCCGCCGGTTGTATAAAGCTGAAAATATCCAGTAAGCACTGAATCTGGCACGTTATCAACAATGTCTACAGTATCAAAAGCATCATCTTGACCATTAGAGTTAATAATATTTTGAGAATTAACAAGATAGCTGACTGTTCCGCCGTTTGTTGTTCTGTAAAGCTCAACATGAATATTGATTTTTTGTGTTAAGTGAAGCGTCGAAACACTTACGGTTACAGTGCTTCCGCTCGCTCCTGTTGCCGTTGTAGTTACTGAACTAGGCCCACTAATAGCACTTCTATGTGTGATTCCGTTATTATCAACCCAAGAAAATACAGCCGTATATGAATAAGTGCCCGCACCAATTTTATTGGTAGCTACTGCTCCGGTAGCAATTGAAGTGGTCGATATTTCTGGAGGCACATGAAAACCATGTTCAACAGATACGTTGCCGTCAAAATATTGGAGCTTCCCAACATTGACATGGAGGCCATTTGCAATCTCTTGAGACTGAACAGACTTGTGAAAATCGATAATCTCACAACCAAGTCCAGTAATTTGGTTTGTCGATATGTTGGAATAAGTAAAGGCCGGATTGAGAGTTAAAGTGTCTATCTCTAGGCCGGGATATATCCAAGCGTTTTGAGTAAGTAGTTTTGGGTTTGGCACATTTAAAATGGATGGCAAAACTTGTGCGCCATATGTGGCGTTTAGGCAATTGATGTTACCGGCATATCCTTGGCAAATTGTGCTAACAACTGTAGCCATATTAGCTAGCGCAGAATTTCCCGCTCCGAAGTTTTTAATTTGCAAGAGATAATTAGAGTTGATTGCTTGGCTTTGATATCCAGTAATCGCATATATATTTCCGTTTTCATAAAATACTTTTGACTGCAAAGACACATTACGCATTTGCATTGTTCTTGTGCCAACAGCACCAGCAAGCGTCAAACTAACGGAATATGTTTTTCTTAAGTATGCCGGTGATGCTTCTGAATCAAAAAGAATGCATGCCGTTGTCGTTGATGGAACGACAAGCGCAGTAATGTTTCGATTTGTTATGCCTGTTGCCAAAGCTCCGAGAGATGTTGGAGCAAGTATTTGGGTGAGACTTGTATTGTATACAGCAGCTTTAAAGGCTGTCGATGTACCGCTCAGATATCCCCATGCGATCCAAAGATTTGTTCCTTCCGTAAATGCACAAATTGAAGTCTCTGCAGGACCAACCAACAGTACGGTTTCTGCTGATATTGTTCCGCTACTGTCAATAGTCTTAACAGCAATGTTGCTTCCGCCGGTGCCATTGGCAGTCGAATAAACCACATAGGCCGTGGTGCCTATGGTGACAACATCATAAGCATAGCCTTTTTGACTGATAGTAATAGTTGATGTGGAATATGTTGTGTCTGGACTAATCGCACTAAATTTTATGTAACTTAAATATGGGCCTTGAAGGTCTGAAAAGAATATGAAGAAATTATTACCAATCAGCCTTACCTGAACCCCACCATATGGAGATATTGACCCAAGTGATTTTTGGATAATTATATTGTTTTGAGAATCAACAATGGTCCAACCAACATATTTATATGAACCCAAATATGAATAAACATACGCATAGCAATAAAGATTGCTCGTTGGACAATATGCAACATCGGGGCTTTGAATAGACTCCTGAGATATTGCTCTGGTGATGTTTTGTCTTTGTATGTTTGTGGGTATTACTGCGCCATATCCATCAGCGCCGGTTGTGTATGCCGTAGAATTTCTATTCCATCCAATCAGCTTGTCTTTGTCTTTGGAATAAGAAAACGTGCCTTTGCCGTCCAATACCACAAGCTGATTTTGAGAGTGAAACCCAGCAACATGAGATCCAGAGGTAATTGAGATTGGCGTTGGTAAATTTAAAGAGTTGTAAATAGAGCTAGATAAAAGTTTGTATCCATATCTTTTTCTGATCTCACCAGGAGACTGATACCAACCGTTAGTTAGCTGCAGCATAGAACCGGCAATTACTTGCTTTCTATCTGTCTTTGTTTCAATGCCGCCAGAAAAGATGACAGGCACATTTTGTTTTTGCAGTGTCACTGTGAACCCTCAGAAGATGAAAATGTCAACGGAACATGACGCGCTTGAGGTTATCAGCAATGTTTTTGTAGGCGTTAGATTAGCGTCTTGAGTATCAAAAAATGTTGCCGCACTTCTTGCTCTAATTATAAGCCAGCCGGTAGGAGCGTATCCAAGGTTATGCGTAACGATATTAGAGCCTGTAACCAACGAAACCTTGGAAAAGATTTTCCCTTTGAGGAAAGTTTTGGCAAATGCTTGATTAAAATTAATTAGAGCAAGAAGAGGATTGATTGCATCGGCAATATTGTTCTGAACCTGATTCAGAAGCCTGTCAGAGCTTTGAACCTGAGTAAACGTAGTGGTTACAGAAGTTGATATCGATTTTGCTGCTGGAACCAACGGCATCAGTAAGTACCCCAGTTTGTTCCGCTACCAGAGCCAGTGGGGAACCAAAAGTCGCTGTATAGGTTATCAGACACCTTAGCTGGGCTTCCAACGTCCCTAGATTCTGCCATGGCTTCAATGCGTTTAATCAACATTTGCTTTTCGGCCATCAGCACTGACACATCAGATTCTTCTTTTTGCATGCATTTCATTGCAGCATCGCAAATGATGTATTCGGTCCAACCACTGATACCGTCAACGGTGTCTGTATCAGCAGATAGCGTAGTCATGCGCGGGATATACCAAAGCCTTATGCGCTGATTGGCTGCAGGGATCGGAGTAAACCAAATTTTATCGCCATTAATTCTGTAACGCAGGTTAGTCAGACCATAAAAGCTTTGAAAGTTTGGCACGGCATATCTGTTGCGGTCGATAAACTCAAAAGGCCTGATCGTAACGTAGCTATCAGCCGATGTGCTTAGACCAAGATCAACACCCAATAGCTTATAAAAAGCTGGACTAGTTGGCAGCGCATACTGATCTGTTGTGCCGTCGGTTGTAATGAAATATGCGGGGGCGACATAATAATTATCGCCGTATTTGCTTATCAGCAGATCATATAGCTCAAAGTAGCTTTGGTTGATGTAGCTATTGAGTTCCGCATCAGTGACAAACTGGCTATTCACCATGTCAGCACGTTGACGTGTTGCGGTTCTTAAATCAGCCAGTGTTAAAGTTGTTGCCATCATTTCTCCATCTAGAAAAAACGGCAGGGCATCTTAAACACCCCGCCGTAGCCCTTAGACCTTCCGGACACCTAATAACCTTCTTCGCCTTCTTCTTCTTCCTCGTATTCCTCGTGTGGCTCGGAATCCACCTTCAGGAATATTGCCTTCACTGCGTCATAGGCAGCCATTGCGTCTTTGGCTTCCAATGCATCTAGCAGTTCTTGCCCAAGTGCTTCGCATTCTTCATCATCAGCCGGTTGCTCAGCTTTTTCCTCATCAGGATAGCCATGCATTTGACTAATAATGATCGTAGCTGCTTTTTTCTTGTCGGGGATAATCATGCTTATTCCCCTTTGCCTTTAACCGTGCTGTTTCTGTAAGTGACTTCAAAGTAAAGCTGCGATCCGCTAGCCGGATCAACAGCTGCACCAGTTGCATCGAGGCATTTGAAGTAAAGCAAAGAACCTGCAGTTGATGGACCAACACTGGTTTGTGGATCACCAACTAGTTCACAAGTGAATACTCCACTCGTTCCCACTGCCTTCACAGTGCCAGTGCCTGCGCCCGCGCCGGTAGCAACAAAAGCATCACCAATTCCTGCAACATTACCAGTAGCAAGGCCAGCAGCTTCCCACTGAGCTTGTGTGGTTGTTCCAAGCGACTGAATGACATAAAGCGTGCTAGTTACAAAGCTACCGCCAGTTACAGCTGAGCCAGTAACCGGAGCAACAAACTTACATTGAAAAGACAAAAACCGGCTGTAATTGTCTTCGAGTTTGAGCTCGTAGACGCCTGCAGCTTTGCGAGTGAGTGATTTAACGCCAGAGCCTTTTAAAGCACTGGTAGCTCCCGATGCACCAATTGCAGCAGATCCTTCCAGCCAAACCGGATAGTGGTTTAGACCGAAAAAGAATTGCTGGAAAAACCTATTTGCCATGATTTTATCCTTTTAAAAAAGGCCAAGGCCGCACTATGGCAGACCTCGGCCTTCGCAGTTAATTAAACGCTAAAAGTTACGTTAGCATTCCAGCCTGGTGCGTTAGATGCCAAGTTAGCATAGTAACCGATACGGACTTCGCCCGCGTCCGCATTACTTACACGGAGCATCTCGAGTCCATCACCGTAGCGTAAAA